TACGCTATCCGGCACGCCTTCAACCTTGCCCTGCGTCCAAAGCGTTACATCGTGGCCGTGATTGACGAGAAGGGCGAGAGTGAGTTTTTCCATTAAGCCCAGCTTCGGGCCGATCCATACAGAGTGGGTTGCGCTCATTGTCTTGCAAGAATTGTCAAGCCGTTGTTGTTTTCGTGATGCTCGAAAACTCTCCAGTGTTCATTGTCTTTCATGAATTCTTGGATGGCGAGATTGATGCCAGGGCCGAAATCTTCGCCGCTTATGCCGAAGGCCACGGTATCGTGAAAGGCAATGTATTTCCTTGCTTGGTTGCCATGCTTCTCAAGCTCTCCCTTCACTTGTGCGTAGGTGTGGAGCGTATCGACAAAAAGCATATCAGTCGGCTCGATCATTGGCGCGTCGAGAGTCGATCCGTGCGCGAAAGTCCAATCGATTTCGATGTGTGGCCGGATGCTGGCGTATAGGTTGTAAGGATCGCCCAGATCGTAGCTGCGAAGCGTGGCGCGGCTCTTGTTGGAAAGCCCGTGCATGAAGGCGAAGGTGGACATGCCGCTGCGCACTCCGAACTCGGTGACGTGATTGCACTCTCTCGCGAGTTGCGCGAGCCGCAAAAGGTGCGCGTGGATGTCGCTCTCAACGCTGCGGCAGCGATTGAATGTTTGCAAAAGCGGCCACATCTTCATGAATGTGGCGCCGCCATAGGCATACGCTTCCTTGCTGTTCTGGTGCAGGACGATTGAATCTTCCGGCCTGCCGCCATTGCTTGGGTGATCGTGGTTCCACTTTAGCCCCTTCACTTGAAGGATCGTGCATTCAAGGTGCGTGCGCGTTGTGAAGTCGTTGTCACAGAAAACGCCATAATAGTCGGGATGGAAAATGTATCCACGGCGCGAGTAGAGTTCCCGAGAAAGAACAGGATGGCACATCAGGCAATCATCGCGCACGGTGTCGGGCACATAGCAGGCCCAAGGCAGTTTGCCAGAAGGAAGTTTACGAAGCTCATCGTCCCAGCCAATCGGTGGTGTGAGATCATCAGCGATCACGACAAGAATCTCGCCTGTTGAGAGTGCGGCAGCGGTGTTCCAATTCGCCACGCTCGATGATGCCCACTCTGGCGGCGGCACACTCACGCCATAATTCATGTCGCTAAAAGCCTTCATGCTATCTTGATCATCGGCCTGTATGCCGAAAATATGCTCGATGTCTTCTGGATGGTTTGCCCTTTCAAACCAGATTTTCCTTGTCGTTAGCGCGCGCACAGGCGTGCCACGGGTTGCGTGTAGCAGTGTTATTTTTCTCATGTTGTTAGTTTTTCAAAAAGTGCTTTAGCGCGCTCACGCTCTTGCGGATCGCTGACGCGGCGATGCGTATCATCCACGGGAATGCCCGGCTCGAAAGCAGGATGATGATGAGCAAAAACAATATCACGCGCTTCGACAATCGCGCCCGCCTTCGCCGCACGAACGGTGAACTCGGCATCGCTGAATTGGTTTTTGAAGAGCGGGTTGAAAAGTGCATGGCGATCATAGAATTTGCGCGTGATGATTGCCATTGGTAGCAACTCGTCGGTGCGGTAATTGTCAGAAATTCGTAGGCACTTTTCTGACGAAATATCGATCCGATCAAGGATTATTTGATCCCAGCCCGGCGGGCATTCCCAATCGTCACTCATCTGGATTAGGATATCGCCAACGCAATGCGATGCCGCCAAGTTCCAAGCGCCCACAGAACCGCCATCACCTTCCTGCGCCACACCGCCAAAGCGTTGCAACTGCGCGGCGGTGGGATCATCTGCATCCACGGCAAAGATGTATTCGATGGCGGCAGGGTTCTTGGCGCGAGATAGCCACAAGCTCATCGTCTGCACTGCCTGCATGGGCCTTCCCCTTGTCGCATGGAGAATGCTGATTTTTGGGCCTTGTGAGCCATTGAGCAAATCCTGCTCTAACGCGAATGCTTCTTTCGCCTTGCCTGCCATGCGAAGCGCCCAAGCGCGAAGGCGCGTAGCCTTCCAGCCATAGTATTCTGCACGGTGCGTCCACTGCGGGAATGATGGCACAGGCACTTTCTCCATGCGATCCAGCGCGGCGAGCGATTCTTTTGCCTTGCCTTGGTCGAGAAGAATTGATGCCTGCAACGCGATAGCTTCGCGGCGATTCGGATCGAGCTTTTCGGCACTGGCGGCGAATCGCAGGGCCGTATCGCCATCCGTCATGTTGCTCATGTTGATCATCGTCTCGTAGCGGTGAACGGCATCGACGCTCTTGAGCGCGAGCGTTTCCGCGCCGTATCGGATCGCCTGCTCGCGCTGGCCTTGGATCATCTTTTCATAGTGAAGATAGAATTTAATGTTGGGCGTGAACTGATCGTTGAACTCAAGGATGCGAGTGTTGCGCTCGTTGCTTGGGCGGCGCCCAAGTGGCGGCTTGTGGTGAGCGGTTTCGAGATCGCGGCGGCTCCAGATTTTGATCGTCTTTGTTGGGTGCATGTTTTCATGCACGGGACGCCACCACCAGCCGCTCTTGTAGCGAAAGAATCGTTCCCGTGGCGCACGCTTATGCTGCTCTGGGATTACATAGTCGGTAAGAATCCAATCGCAGTCTTCTGGGCATTCCGCCAGCGCCTTCAGGTGTGGCTCGACTTGGGACTCTGGCAGGATGTCATCAACATCAGCCCACATCACCCAGCCCTCTTTGCCTGTAAGGTTGTAGGCAAGAGCGAAAGCCTGATTGCGAGCATTGGCGAAGTTATCCAAGTGAAGCCAATCGGCGCAGAGTGGCGAGTTGCTGTATTCGGCGGTAACGCACCCAAGCTCCTTGGCAATGTCGAGCGTGCGGTCTGGCTTGAGTGCGCCAATGGCGCGAACGACAACGATCTCGTCGCAGATTTTCTGATAAGATTTCGCGCATCGCTCGATGCGCTCTTCCTCGTTCCCTGTAATGAATGCGGCGACTAGCTTCTTTTTTTTGTTCATGTCTAAATGGGTTGGCGTGTCAATAAAACAAAAAACCCGCCCTCTTGCAAGGGCGGGCTTTGTTTGCCAACGAATCTGTTTGGGGATTACAGACCAGTCGTGATGCGGATGATCGAGCTTCCGTCAACAACCTTCTCCGCCACATGCTGACGCACGCGGAGAACATTGCTGCGGCGGGCCTCGTCGCGATAGGTTTCTGCCACGAAGGGAACCGGAGAATCAGCGCCCCACAGGATCGAGCGGCCAAATCCACCAGCGGCGAACTCGCCACCGGCGATGTAGGCAAGAGCCATGTAGGTGTCGCCCCAGACGAATCCACCAGAATAGGCTTGGCCCTTCTTGGCGGTGTTCTTGGGTGCGCGGCCAACGAGAACTTTCTCGACGCCGACTGCCTGTGCAACTTCCTGCTCGGAGAGCAAGCGGGTGCTGTTGGTGGCAACAACGCCGAACATCTGGTTCTGAACTTTTGTGCTGCGGCGAACGCGCTCGAACAGAGTTGCAGACATGACGAGCGCATTGGGAAGCACGCCATACTTGGCGAGTTCCAACTTGCCAGCGGCCACATCGGCGGGAAGGTCGAATGTGGTGATATTTGCCTCGGTGTAAGCGGCAGTCGAGCCAGTGCCAGAGATGGCAGTCAAGCCATTCGCGGCATAGGTGAGAGCGGCAACACGGGCTTCGTGGCCGATCTGAATCTGCGAGAGCAGCATGTCGGCAACGGCAACCTCGACATCGAGGAAGCGAGCCAAGTCGCGCTGCGTGGCATCAGGAAGGATTTCCTCAAGGCCATACTCGGTGGCGGCAAAAGTGTCAGAGACAAATTTGCGGGACACGCGGGGATAGGCGCTGCCAGCGGCGATCTTCGTGGCATCGTCATTAAGAGCTTCGGACTGCCCAAGATTGATCTTGAGATATTCGCCGCTCTTCACGTCAGCTACGTAGATCGGCATGACTTCTGCGCCGATGAAAAGGTTTTGCTTGTTGCTGCGGCCCTCGAAAACGGCCTGGGCAATGTCGCCTCGGATGGTGGTGGTTGTTAGTGCCATGGTATTGGTTCCTTAAAAATTAGAGCTTGGGAGCGTATTCGATCACGTCACCGGTTGCGCCACTATTGATCGCGGTGCCAAGGGTGAGAGCCGATGTAACAAGCGTGCCAACAATGACGCCGCCAGTGGTGGCGAAAACATTGAGTCCCGCAGTCACGGGGCCGGGAGAGACCAAGCCGAATTGGGTTGGGCTGAAAAGTTTCACGCTGCCGATGCCGGTAGCAGAGACATCTTCCTGCACAACGCCGATTGCCTCACTCGCAGTGACGAGTGCGGCGGCTGCATTGTCGCCGTC